GCGGATAATTTCTCTGTGATCCCATTCGGCTTTGCCATTCAATTTGATTTCGCCTGTTCCGGCGTATTTATCCACAAGCCCCCGCAGTTCGTCTGAGTTGAGGTTAACCCTGGAAGGTCCATACTGTCCCCGCCTAGCAAATTTATCCTGATATTGCTTATACTCAATCGTACCAGGAATGTGTTTACGCTGCTGCCCCATTTCAAGGGTCTTGATCTGCGCATCGGATTTTATTGTGTTTCTTATCTTCTGCTTTTTATAATCCAGTTCCAGCTGCTTCCATTCCTCAACTCTATTATACTTCAATTCCTGGAAGCCTGCAAAGGATTTCGGAGCATCCGTGCCCAGTGCTGTCTTGTATCGCTCATACTGTTTTCGATCGGCGGCGTCGTTCTGGACCTTCTTCTTCATAACGTCCGCCTGATCCCGGCCGTACTTGTTGACAACATGCTCTTCATACCACTGCTCATAGGTCATATCCGCCGGTACGAGATAGGTTTTTCCGGTTACGGGATCCCTGGCCCGGCGCTGGATGCCCTTTAGTATATCCGGTCCGAAGTAGGCCCTTGTTGTAGAACGGCAATATGGATGAAGTGCAGGCATGTTCTTGCCCGGGACCGCATCTTTTACCTTGAATACTTTGCCGTCATACTTTCTGCATATTTTGCTGGTTCTAAGGTCCAAGGTGGCAACGAAGATATACTGATCGATCTCGGCTTCTTTGTAACTCTCCATTTCGGACGCATTCGCCATGTAGGTGGTCTCGGTTCGGATCAGCCGGACAGCCGCATGCTTGCCCATCATGCTCATGTCTTCGAGCTCCAAGGCCATCTTCCGGATGTTAGCGCCACTCTTGAAGCCTGCCGTGACGATCTCGGTCAGTTTGTCGGCCAGGACATCGGTATTATGCCATACCCTGCTGCTGAAATGCTTCCCGCTCCAAGGGTTTTTCAGAATGGACTCTATTGTTTTTGCCGGCATGGCCGCGACATCGAAGCCTACGCCAAAACCCTTTTGGATGTCGAACAGGTTTTTATAATAGGCGCCGTTTATCGTATCAATATAGCCTGCTGTACTGGCCTGTATCTCGACATCCGCAATTTTCTTGGACTCGATGTATACCTGTTCCTTCAAGGCTTGCAATCGGGTCATTCGCGCTCGGTATGCGGGAGCATTCAACCGGTTCAACAATTGCCGCTTAATTTCCGGGTCCTTTATAGTCGCCAATTGCCCGCGCAGGTCGTCAAGTTCATTCAGCGATATCGGCTCATTGAGAAGCTTCCTTGCTTCCTCCGGCGATATCCTGCCGTCCTTTACCACCTTACTGAATATCTTATCAAGCTCCTTGTTGATATCCGCTATGGCTTTGTCGTACGCCGCGGTAATAGTGTTGATCGTCCTGTCCGAGTTACGGTGGTACTCGGCCATACGTGCGGCTGCACGCATAGACCAATATTTATTCGTCCTCTCCTTCATCCTCACTCACCGCCCCGCTCGGCATCCCGAAGGCTGCTTGCTGCTGTTTCAGCTTTTCTTCTCTTTCGGCCCTGACTCTTTCAAGTTCGGCTTCCACATCCGTCACCCAGGGGTGATTCGCAACAATCGTTTCCTCGGAAATAATTCCTTCAGAAGTGGCACAGTTGTCCACGGTTTCGCTCTCGTTGATGACAATATCGCGGTTAAAGATCAGCGTTACATCCTTGTCCTGATAATCCCCTTGCCCGGTTTCAGCCAGATAGATATTTACAAAGTACAGCAACAGCTCAAACGCCATTCGGAATTCCACTTCCATGTGATTGCATTTGATGTCCAGTCCCGAGTATAGGAATTTCAGCGCCACACCGGAAGGAGCGGAACCGAATTTGTCCAGGTCTTTGTTGACGCCCTGCCCAAATTCTTTAATATCCCGTTTGAGTTGTTCGAAGTGCTCCCTTGCGGCATTGATGTCTACCGTCGGGTTAAGGGTGTCCACTCCGCCGTCTTTGGGATCGTCGATTTTAACGGCCTTATAGTAATTCAGATCATCCATGAACTCCTTCAGGTCTTGGCCGCCGTAGCCTTTCAGGATATAAATAAGGTTTTTAACCTCGTCTATGAAGTTCGCGACATCGCTTCGGCTGTTGTCGTAGTTATCCACCAGACTCTTTATAAAGCGGACATCCGGGAATTCCAGCCGATTGTTTTTGAACGCGATGAATGGCACTCGGCCCCAGCTCTTCCACTCTTCGCCCTTCTGGAAGTGCAGTACCCTGGTTTCCTCCACATCGGGATCCGGAACGAGCGTTTCGCCCTCGATCCTGTAGAAGGTGATAGCCTCCGGCGTATAATACTCCACCTTCGTGACATCCTTCCGCTGCCGCCCTTCGTAGGCCACCTGCGTATAATACCGGATCATGGCTTGCAGCTCCATATGGCTGTTATCTACCCACAGCGGGATGCATTGCTCCGAGGGAATAATCGTCGTCTTAAATTTTCCCGTTCCATCGACATACGGATACAGCCACCCTCTGCCTTTCTCGCTGGCTTCATACCCAAGGCCGGACAAAGTATACTGAAAATACTTTCCCAGCGTATCTTTGAGCTTCTTCACGTACACTTTATCATCACAGGTCAGGCTGTAATCCTTCGTAAGGAGATAACCGATCTTCTCGTCAACCAGATCCTTTACCGTGCCGTGCGCCAATTTGTTATTGGCTTTGGTCGGATCAGGAATGTCCCCATCCTCGGTGTGCCTGACCATCTGGCGCTTGTTTATGTCGTTCTCCACTTTGTAGTATCGATCACCGATAGCCATCCACCGGCGTTCCTCGGACACGTTGAATTCCTGTATCTCCTGGTATATGATCTCCTCCAGCGTCATGGCTCTGTTACGAACCAGATTGGCATATATGTTATCGAGCATGTGTTATACCCCCTATTTCATGACCTTCATGCCACCCTTTTTCATGTCGTCCTCCACGGCGTATCGTATTGCATCAATACTGTGGTTGTCCTTATCCGGATACTCCGCTTTCAGGTTTCCGTTTGCGTCCCGTTCCAGTTCGTATCCGTAAAACTCCCGCCAGGTATTCGGGCAGCGCTCTGCGTCAATGATGATCTCTTCCAGTTCATCAGAAAGCCACTTTATTCCATAATCCACACTATCCGGGCCTTTCCTTGCCGGCTTGGTCTTGACGCCATACTCCCGGAAGTCTGCAATGCTCTTCGGCTCCGCGCTGTCTGCCGTGACTTCCTGATTTCTGGTATTTTCGACTTTCACCATCACTGCGGCCTTGCGATTGTTCAAGCGCACCAAGTGTATTTCGTAGAAAATGAATAGCCGTTTGCGAGTTTTATCATAATGGCAAACGCCGTAGTGAAACGGGTCGGAAGCATAGCCCCAGTCGATACCGCGGCGTATCCGATCAAAAGTTTTAATCTCTTCGTCGGTGATTCTTCGGTTGATCAAATTTCGGAATACTTCTGCCCCGGTACCGGTTACCTCGCCGAGATATTCATGCTTATAGGCTTCCGGTTTCGTGCCCTTTAGGTGTTCCGCGTCTGTTATAAACTGTTCGCCCAGCCAGGAGCGGGGGACGGTCAAATAGGTGCTGTGGTGCTGGCAGATATCCGGCCGGTTCCACTCTACAGGATCGTTCACCCAGTTCCGTTGTGACTTCGGAGGGTTATATGAATAAAAGACGGTGAATTTCTCACCGCCTCTTACCACTGACTGCTGTATGCTTCGGATTTTCTCCGACCCCTCGAATTCGTCGAGCTCTTCAAACCACAGATATTTGATATATCCCTTGCTGACCTTGATAGATTTTGACTTTTTGACCTTATCGGCGCCGCGGAATAAAATCACCTGGCCGGTTGGAATGTACGTAAGTCGAAGCGGGCTGATCGTCTGCTTCCAAAGATGCCCAACATTGAGCTTGTCGATAGCCCATACAAATTGCTCGTACACACTGTCATGGAGATTATCCTTGTACCGACGGAAGGCTACGGCATTGGTGTATTTGCCTTCCTGTGCATCCTGCATCATGCCCAGAATGATCTCCGCACTGATGAAAGATGATTTTGTAGAGCCGCGG